GGTGACGCGACGAGCGGTCTTTCGCTAGAGCCAGAAAATACTAGTCGGTTGACAAGTCGCAGGAGTTGACAATGTGGTTTCAGGTTGTCATTATGCGACTGCGGTGCGGCGTGGAGGGACACGTAGTCGCAACAAACTATTGCGACACCGATAGCTCAGATGGTAGAGCGCCCTGATCAAAACGGCTATAGTGGCGGTGATTAACGGGGGGCAGCGCAGGTTCGAGTCCTGCTTGGTAGCTGGTATCAAGCCCAGCCATCGCGCAAACACAAAATCCGTATGGGGGATTTATGAAACGAAGATTTTTTTTAAAACTCATAGCTACAACTGCAGCGATACCGTCTGCGGTTGCCAAAACAGTCAACCAGAAAAAACAAACGACGCCAGATGGTAAGCGGTACAAAAAAGCATCGTTCCGTGGAAGGGAGTTTTTTATTTTGGATGAATCGGATAGCTTCCACCCTGTACTCGGTGATGTTTCGATTATGCGTGTAGAAGAGAGAATTGATATCAGGTCTGCCAAACAATGACAGAACCAGAACTAACACCAGGCATGGCCAAACGAATCCAGATGGTCGCAACAGGCGATCTGGTACCTTACGCCGGCAACGCCAGAACGCATGACGATAATCAGATCGCAAAGATCGCTGCGAGCATTGCAGAGTTCGGATTCAACAACCCCATCCTGGTCGACACATCTCACGGAACAATCATCGCTGGCCACGGCAGACTAGCCGCAGCAAACCTGCTCGGCCTCAAGGAAGTGCCGGTAATAAAACTCGACCACCTGAATGACAAACAGCGTCGTGCGTACATTTTGGCCGACAACAAACTGGCTGAAATGTCTGACTGGGATGAGGAGATGCTCCAAGCGGAGATAGAAGATCTCAACAATGATGGGTTTGATATTGAGTTGACCGGTTTTGAGAAGTCCGACTTTGCCGTGATATTTCCCGATGATGTTATCGCGCCCGGTGATGGTGATGGAACATCGCAAGATCCTGATGCTGTACCACCGGAGCCGGAAAAGTATGTAACCGAGACCGGTGACATTTGGAACATGGATGGTCACCGGTTGATGTGTGGTGATGCCACCAGCCAAGAGAACATCGATACCCTGATGGCGGGTGAGCTTGCCGATCTGGTGATCACGGATCCACCATACAACGTGAACTACTCTGGCGCGGCCGGCAGAATCATGAACGACGACATGTGCAGTGAAGATTTCCTGAATTTTCTGACCGACTCATACGTCAATATGTTCCAGGCGATGAAAGACGGCGCATCGATATACGTGGCGCACAGTGAAACAGAGGGTTACATATTCCGCCGAGCGTTTCTGGATGCAGGGTTCAAGCTGCAGAGCTGCCTGATCTGGAAGAAAAACCACTTTGTGCTCGGGCGGGCAGATTACCAATGGATCCATGAGCCTATACTTTATGGCTGGAAACCAACGGGACCACACAACTGGTACGGCAATAGGAAGAATGTCTCCGTCCACGACATGCCAGATGAGTCGCCATTTCACCAGCTCGAAGATGGAACGTGGTCGATACAGATGGGCGATCGAACACTGCTGCTCCAGGGTGATGATATTAAGATATCAGAGGCAGCGCCAACGATAATCAATGAGCCTAAACCAAACAAGAGTGACATCCACCCGACAATGAAACCGGTGGCACTGCTTGAAAGGTTCCTGCTCAACAGCAGCAAAGTACTTGATAACATCCTTGATCCATTTGGAGGGGGTGGTTCGACATTGATCGCAGCGGAACGGAACGAGCGCTATGCAAAACTGATGGAGCTCGACCCTAAGTATTGTGATGTGATCGTGCGTCGGTGGGAACAATACACTGGCAAAAAAGCGGCGCTGGAGGGCAGTGGTAAGTCCTTCGATGAAGTGTGTGCCGATCGTATAGGTGAGATAATTTAACGGAGGTTTCCATGGGAAACAAAAATCAGAATCCAAAGCAGCAGGTACAGGAACTCGAAGAGTACCTGCAGGTAAAAACAGGTACCGAGTCGGAGGATGTTGTTGCCGACTTGAAAACCATTATCGACAATCACTTCTCAAGCAGAGATGACCGAGTTGATCAGTACGCGATGGCGTCGATCATGGGGTTGTCCGCGGCAGAGAAGTGTAGCAACGAGCAGCTCACCGCGAAAAAAGCGTGGAAACTTGCACTTGCTATGGAAGAGAACGACCCACGGAAAGTCTAACGTGACCCATGGTGGCAAAGAAGAAAGCTGCTAAAAAAAAGCAGAAAAAGCATGACTGGATCTCGGGTACGGCGCTGGGCAAAAAGCTCGGCGTCACTCGTCAGGCGGTATCGAAAGCGGTTAAAGACGGGCGTTTTGTTAACGGCGTCCGTTATACACCAAAAGGCAGGCCGCAATTCCATAGTGATATTGCGCCAAAAGAATGGGAAAGTAATCGAGTCCAGCCACAGGTCACCAATACAGGTAAAGCTGTTGGGGATGATGCGGGAGAGGCTCAACCGGCAGAGCTGCCGCTTTCAGCGACGCCGCAGAGTAGAGCGGGAGCATCGGTAGCGTACAACAACGCCAGGGCAGTGCGTGAAAACTTCGAAGCGAAAATGGCGAAGCTCAGATACGAGAAGGAAGCTGGTCTGTTGATACCAACCAGTTATGTCAAAACCCACAACTTCACGCGCAGTAAGATCCTCAAGGAAATGGTGCTGGGCATGCCTGACCGGGTAGCCTCTGCGATCGCTGCAAAGCTCGGTAAGAAAATCGATCCGGTGATCATCCACAACGCAATGGATGAGGAGTTGAGAAACGTACTCGAAGAGGTTGCAAACCAGCATGCAGCTAACATCCCAGCAGGATGAGTGCCTTGATCACGACTGGCACGGACTGCTCCCAGAAAAGCGGCTGGACGTGTCAGAGTGGGCTGACAAACACCGAAAACTAAGCGATCGGGAATCACCGGAGCCCGGTCGGTGGCGCACATCCCGGGTTCCATACCTGAAGGAACCGATGGATTGCCTGAGTTCAAGTAGTCCAATACAGGAAGTCGTCCTGATGTTTGGGGCACAACTCGGGAAAACAGAGACCGGGAACAACTGGACTGGGTACAACATTGATCACTCACCGGGATCCATGCTGGCGGTTCAACCCACCGTCGAGATAGGCAAGCGGTTTAGTAAGCAGCGCCTCGCACCAATGATCTCCGCAACGCCTAGGTTGTCGGAAAAGATAGCTGATAGCCGATCGCGTGACAGCGGGAACACAACACTCAGTAAAGAATTCCCCGGTGGTATGTTGATCATCACCGGTGCAAACAGTGCCGCGGGATTGCGATCGATGCCGATCAAGTACCTGTTTGGTGATGAGATCGATGCCTATCCAGAGGACTGCGACGGGGAAGGTGAACCGTGTGATCTAGCCAAAGCACGGACTCGTAACTTCGCCAGGAAGAAAATACTATGGACATCCACCCCCACATTTGCCAACCGATCGCGCATAGAGGGCAAGTATTTAGAAGGTGATCAGCGCCAATACCACGTACCGTGCCCGCACTGTGAGGAAAAAAACACGTTCAAATTTAGAAACCTGTGCTGTAACGACAAGGATCCAAGCACGGTGTACTACCTATGCGAGGGGTGCGGGAAGGAAATCGAAGAGCACCACAAGACGTGGATGCTGGAAAACGGTGATTGGATAGCCACTGCGCCTGGTAACGGGGGTGGAAAAATAGCATCGTTCCACCTGACATCGCTATACAGTCCGCTCGGCTGGTTCAGCTGGGTCGAAATCATGGAGGAGTGGTTCAAAGCGTATAAGAAACCAGACAAGCTGCGGGTATTCACAAACACCATACTGGCAGAAACGTGGAAGGAAAAAGGGGAGGCGCCTGACTGGAAGAAACTGTATGACCGGCGCGAAACCTATGAGATCAACACCATACCGGATCAAAAGATCCTGTTTTTAACTGCCGGCGTCGATGTTCAAAAAGACAGAATCGAGGTGGAGGTTTTAGGGTGGTCTCGACACAAGGAAAGCTGGTCGATCGATTACCGAGTGTTTCCAAACAATGAAGATGGCACCTATGCCTGGCAGGAGCTGGACTCAATGCTCACAGAGGAGTGGGTGCATCCGAGCGGAATGGGAATCGGCATAAGCCGGCTTGGTCTCGACACCAGCTACGACACACAAACCTGTTATGGTTGGGCAAGAACTCACCCCCTGACAAAAGTACTTGCGCTCAAGGGTAGCGATACCTCCAGCGTTTTGATTGGTCACCCCAAAGCGATGGACGTAACGATCGACGGTAAAACCGTCACCCGCGGCATAAAGCTGTGGAGTGCCGGCGTATCGGTGGCGAAAGGTGAGATATACGGGTGGCTCAACCAAGAGGCACCGACAGAGGAAAGCGGAAATCCATACCCCACTGGGTTTTGTCACATACCGCAGTACGATGAAGAGTACTTTAAACAGCTGTGTGCGGAGCAGATCGTGGTACGCATCGTAAAAGGGTACCGGCGATACGAGTGGGAAAAAACCAGAGAGCGAAACGAAACACTGGATACTCGTGTGTATGCACGGATTGCAGCTCACTCATTTGGTCTTGATCGGTTCAAAGATGACCGCTGGAACCAGATGGAAGATGATCTCGGCGTGACAAACGCACCAAAAAAGAGTATAAAACCGAAATCGAAAGCAAAAACCAAAGAAGTTATCAAGGAAAAGCATGGTGTTAAATTCCGTCGCGGTAACTTTTTGAACAAGCGCAGGTAAAAACATGGCATGGACACAGGAAAACCTCGATGAACTCGAAGCGGCCATGGCAACTGGCGCTCTTAAAGTAGAGTTTTCTCATCCTGGCGGCAATAAAAAAGTGGAATATCGCAGCCTTGCAGAGATGCGTAAAATAAGAATACTGATAATGGAGTCCCTTGGTTTGATCAATGGGTCAACCCGGCGCAAATATCCCACCTACAGCAGCGGATTACACTGATGAGCGATGACAAAAAACCGGTTATTCAAACACGTATGGACCGCGTTATAGGCTGGTTCAACCCACAGCGAGCACACGCTCGAGTAAAAGCCAGAATGCGTACCGAGATGATTCTCAGTTCCAGGAAGTATGATGCAGCAGGTATCGGTCGCAGAAAGGACGGCTGGATCCGGCCGTCGTCCAGCGCAAACACTGAAAACCGTGGTGCGATCATCGACCTTCGTAACGGGTCCAGAGATCTGACAAGAAACAATCCGTGGGCGAAAAAAGCGATCGGTGTCATATCAACACAGACCGTTGGCAGCGGAATCCGGCCTGAATTCCACGGTAAAGAACGGCAAGATAGCGAATCCGTGAAGGGTTATGCAGAGGGATGGGCGCGATGGGCGAACACAACGGAGTGTGACTACGACGGTTTGAAAAACTGGGCAGGCATTCAAGAGCAGATAATGCGATCGGTACCACAGGATGGGGAGGCTCTCATCCGGAAACGACTGCTGACATCGGCGCAGCAGCGATCGAAAAAGCTGACAATCCCGCTCCAGCTGCAGGTATTGGAGGCTGATTTTCTTGATAGCTTCAAAGATGGCGTCATTGATGGCAACCGGGTTATACAAGGCGTCGAGTTTGACAACAGAGGAAACCGGGTAGCCTATTGGTTGCACGAAAACCATCCGGGAGACAATGGTGGCGGTGTGCTTAACCTGCCAACCATCAGCCAAAGCAAGCGGATACCGGCTGACGAAATAATCCACGTTTTTAAGCAAGACCGACCAGGCCAGGTGCGCGGCATCCCATGGCCACACGCGGTAATGATGACACTCAAGGATCTAGATGATGCAAACGATGCGTATCTATGGCGGCAAAAAATAGCAGCCTGTTATGTGGCGTTTATTCTCGACTCGGATCCTGATGCGCCAACCAACAAGGATAGTACGCTCCCGGATTCACTCGAGCCCGGATTACTGGAAGCGCTCGGGCCCGGAAAATCCGTCGAATTTGCGACCCCCCCCGGTGTTGATGGTTTCCATGAGTTTCATGTTGATCAACTGCACTCGATAGCCACCGGCTACGGGATATCATACGAGAGCCTGACAACGGATCTCAAAGGCGTTAGTTTTCTATCTGGTAGGATGGGGCAGCTGGACATGATGAAAAACGTTAATGCCTGGCAGCAGAATATGATGATCCCCCAGTTTTGTCAGGCGGTTTTAAAATGGTTCGAGGTGTCTGCAGATCTTACTCTGTTTAGTAATACCGGGAATGAACTATTTGCTGAATGGATAGTGCCGGCGCGAGAGATGCTGGACCCACAAAAAGAAAACGATGTGCTGATCGATAAGGTTAGAGCTGGTATGCCGTTGTTTGATTACCTGCAGCAGATTGGATACAAAAACCCAGAGGCCGCACTGCGTAGAAAGGCCAAAGAAAACACGTTACTGGATGAGCTTGAGGTTATTGTCGACACGGATCCAAGAAAGGTATCCGGTACCGGCAATTCAATACCGCCAGATCAGCAGGATAACGAAACCGACACCGGTGAGGGTGACGAAAAGGACAACTAGCAAATCGGGGTGTTGTGTGGTTAAAAAAAAGCTGTTAGGCTCTGCACAATTGATCGACACAGATATTCTGTAAAAATATGAGAGATATCGCATGGATCTAGACCAAATCGCGCAGGAATACGGGCTGACTCGTAACGACGGTGAGTCGGATGAGAGCCTGAAACAGCGAATCCAGCAAGTAAAACTCAGTCGTAACGAACTCGAAATCGAAGAGCGGAACGTAAATATTCCCGCTGTTGAGATCCGTGCTGAGTTTGTGCCAGGCTCTGTCGATGAAGAAAAACGGGTAATCTCATACATTGCAAGCACTGGTGAGCGCGGATTACGGCGCCCAATGTTTGATCGTGACTTTTATGAAGAGCTGGAGATCAGCGAAAAAGCGATTCGGATGGATCGTTTTAATTCCGGCGCACCATTTCTCGCCATGCACCGCTCAAACAGTTTTGGTGGAAGCGGTGTTGATGCACTGAAAAACCAGATCGGCGTTATTGAAGATGGTAGAATCGAAAACGGTGCACTTGTTGTCGATGTTCGGTATTCAGAACGCGATGACGTAGAACCAATATGGCAGGATGCAAAAACAGGCATTTTGCGAAATGTATCAGTAGGCTATCGCATCCATCGTATGGATGAGGTAGGCAGTGATGGTGGAATTCCTATCCTTCGCGCCACTGATTGGGAGCCAATGGAGCTCTCGCAGGTAACGGTTCCTTTTGATGGCGGTGTTGATGCCAGAAACTTGGACACAGAAACATCATACCCAGCAAAGGTGAACCTAATCCGGTCACCCGAGACCAAAACCAACCCTAAAGGAGTGTCTACGATGAATCTAGACGAACGTGCGGCCAAGCTCGGGCTAATCCGGCTCGATGGCGAAAGTGATGCGGCGTTAACAACCCGCGTAGAAGCAGCAGAGGCAGTAGAGGCACAGCGAGCAGCTGGTAGCCAGCAGCCTCCTGCAGCAGCAGCACCCGCAGCAGCAGCGCCTGCCGCAGGTGGCGAACAGCGTACAGATGAAGGTCTGAACGCGACAGATGTACTGGAAACACTGCAACGTGCCGGTATTAATGATATGGAGTTTGCCACAACCTTGACTCGCGAATGCGCGACCATGGCCGACGTGCAATCCCGTGTTATCGATAAGATGGCAGGAAGTCAGTCCCAGGAAAACACAGATGGTCAGCATCGCGTGGTTGCCAGCCAGGACATGCAGGTCGTTAACCGCATGCGCTCCGGTATTACCGATTCTATACTGCACCGTTATGCCCCCGCGCAGAACAAAGCAGATGAGAACGCGCAGCCTTTTGTGCGTATGAGCCTGTTTCGTATTTGTGAAGAAATTCTGAATGCAAAAGGTGTGAACGTTCGCAACTTTAGCCGTGATGAGATTATCAAGCGAGCTATTGCAACGGATGACCTCGCGTTCATCACCGCAGACGTGGCAAACAAGTCACTCCGCGCTGGTTATGAAAATGCAGGCCGCACGTTTGTGAATGTTTTCCGTCGCACCTCTGCAAGCGACTTCAAAAACATTAACCGCACTCAAATGTCAGGTGCTCCTGATATGTTGCTGGTTAAAGAAAACGGTGAGTTCAAATCCGGTGAAGTTAGCGATGCGAATGAGCAGTACGTGCTGCAGACCTATGGTCGCATCTTGCCATTCACCCGTCAGATGATTATCAACGATGATCTGGATGCCATCACCCGTATCCCTGAGTTGTTCGGTCGCTCTGCTGCCGATAACGAAAGCGATATCGTGTGGAATATCTTCGCAGCTAACGCAGCGATGGGTGATGGAACAGCGTTGTTCCATGCTGACCACGGCAACATTGTAACGCCTGGTACTGGCATCACTGTAGATGGTGTGGGCGCAGGTCGTCTGTTGATGCGTAAGCAGACCGGTCTGGAGGGGCGTTTGATCAACCTCATGGCTCAATGGATGATTGTTGGTGCGGAGCGTGAGACTGAAGCCGAAAAGTTCTTCGGTGAAATCACCCCGTCGCAAATCAGTGAAGTTCGACCAGAGGGTATGGCGCGTAGCCTGAGCCTTATCGTTGAGCCTCGACTGGCCGCACAGCCTTGGTATCTGGCTGCGGGTGTTGGCGCGGTAGACACCATCGAATACGCATACCTTAACGGGGATGACAGCGTATACATCGAGACTAAGCCAGGTTTCGAGATTGATGGCATTCAAATCAAAGCTCGTCATGAGTTTGCTGCGAAAGCGATCGATTATCGTGGTTTGGTTAAGAACTTAGGCAACTAAACCTAGGTAACAGGCGAGAGGGGGTTTTTTACCCCTCTTAATTCAACCAGAAAGGGAAAAGACCATGAAAAATCATGTCCAACCTGGCAAGCGTATGCTCTGGGAAAACACCACTGGCTCCGACGTTGCGTCTGGCGATCCTGTTATTGTAGGCGGTATGGTCTGCGTAGCAGCGGTCGACATCGCTGACACTGAAACCGGGAATGTGGCTGTTGGAGAAGTTTATACGATGCCAAAAGCAACCGGTGCAGGCACTGCCATTGCACAAGGTGAGCGTCCAGCGTTTAAAGCCACTGTGTTTAGTGGTGCTGCAGCGGTAGCAACAGATACCATTGATGCAGCGGTATGTTGGGAAGCAGCAGCAGATGGTGACGCTACAGTAGATGTATTTTTGCTGGAAAGCGGTGGTTCGATAGTACCGTAAGGCGATGTCGAACTGGGATGATCTCACAGCGGGTGTGTTAGACGTCGAAACAAAGACGTTTAATGGCCGAAAGGAAATTACTTTTAATCCTGACGGCGCACCCTCTGAGAGCATCCAAGCAATATTTGATAGAACCTATATCGGGATTGATCCGGATACAGGCGCAGAAGTCTCAAGCACAAACCCGGTTCTTTTTGTACAGCTTAGTCAGATGACAAAAAAACCAACGCCAGATGATAGTTTCACGGTTGATGGTGAAAACTTTGAAATAATCGACTCGGATGAAGATGGGCAGGGCGGTGCTACGATTTTCTTAAACAGTTTGTAGGTTAATATGACTCACCAACGGCAAAAAATAAGGGAAACATTCAAAGCCACCCTTATAGGTAACACCGCTGTTGATCAGAATGTTTATGAAAGCCGAACAAGACCATTGTGGGATAAGAAATTTTTTAGCCAATTACCGGCGATTCTTATCTACACGCGAAACACTAGAAGTGAAGTGTTTAATGAAGCGGTAAGGGTTTATGATCACAAGGTGACGGTCGATGTGGAGATCGTCGCAGAGGCAAACGCCGACCTTGATGATCTTATGGATAGTATTGCTGAAGAGGTTGAAAACCTCATGTATCAGAATAATATCCTCTATGATGGGACAGATTGCTGGGCAGATGAAACAATACTGCAGGGTACAGAGCAGCAGCTGACTCCACCGAACCAGGGTAAAACAGTTTATGGATCCACAAAACTGGAATGGGAAGTATCGTATCAACAGGAAGCGCCGGAAGCAGATGTAAACGCTCTTGACGACCTCATAACAGTTGATACAAAATACAACCTTGATGCCGATCAGGATCCAGATGATCGGGCAGAAGATTTTATAACGGGACTCGACACATGAGTAAATCGAAAGAAAGTCAAGACGTCACAATGGAGCACTTCAATGAAGAGCTCCAGGTGCGTCGCATTTGGATAAAGCCTGCGGAAAAATGCCCAAAGGTTCGAGACCCTGAAACTATGCGCCACCTTAAGCCATATGGTCGTGAGGTTACAAAGGGTACACACTGGATCCGCCAGATCGGATACGGTGATGTTGACCAAATCAGCAAAGAGGAATACGAGAAAGGCAAGGCAGACTACGACGCCAAGCTCGCGGAAGATGCAGAAAAAGCTGCCGAAACCAAAACCGAATCAACCGATGAAGGGAGTGCAGAATAATGCCTTTACCATTTAATGACATACCGTCAAACATTCGTGTGCCTCTCTTCTATGCGGAGTTTGATAACTCAGCAGCACAGAGCGGCCCTTCAATCCTTGCGTATCGTGGGTTGTTAATCGGTCAGCGTACAAGCACCGGTCTTGTGGCGGAAAATATACCAACTCGCATCACAAGCCCAGAGCAGGCCGGTGAGTCTTTTGGTCTTGGTAGCCAGTTGCACCGCCAGGTCATCTCATGGTTTGCCAGCAACACATTCACAGAGCTATGGTGTATTGCGCTGGATGATAACGCTGGTGGTGTTGCAGCGAAGGGTTCCGTCACAATAAATGGCGGGATATTTGAATCGGGCACACTAAACTTTTACATTGGTGGCGAAAGGGTGCAGGTTCCGGTTGTCCTTGGTGACACGGTTAATGATTTAGCGGCAGATCTCGATGCAGCAATAAATGCAGATGATAACCTTCGAGTAACATCCGCAGTGTCACTGGGTACGCTTACACTGACCGATAAAGTGAAGGGTGAAGAGGGTAACTCTATAGATTTGAGGTTTAATCTCAACGATGAGGAAATGCCGTCGTCTTTATCACCGGCAATACAGGCAATGGGTACAGTTACAGCTGGGTCGGCCAACCCTGACATCAGCACAGCGATCGCAGCAATGGGAGATGAGTGGTACCAAATCATGTCCATGCCTTATCGTGATACAGCGAACATGACGCTGATGGAAGCAGAGCTAACTCGCCGATTCGGGCCCACAACCATGATCGATGGTATGTGTTGTATCGCCATGAACGACACCCTCAACAACATGGGTGCGTTTGGTGATAGCCGCAACAGTCCACACATGCAGCTGTCAGAGTGTTATCAGGAGCCTCGGCCAGAGTCAGAGGTGGCGGCAGAAACTGCTGCGTTGATGGCTAAATATGGCCAGAATGATCCTGCGCGTCCTTTTCAGTTCCTGAACTACGCGCACCGGATAGCCAAGAGTGAAGCCGATCGGTTCACGCTGGCAGAGCGGAACCTACTCCTTTTTGATAGCGTTAGCACATTCCATGTTAATGCGAACGGCCAGGTAGCGGTTGATCGACTGATCACAATGTACCAGGAGAACGCAGCTGGAGCACCGGACACATCGTACCTTGATGTGAATACACTGCTCACGCTCATGTATATCCGTTATGACTGGCGCGTTTATATCGTGAACAAATACCCGCGGCATAAGCTGGCAGATGACGGTACCCGTTTCGGACCAGGTCAGCCAATCATGACTCCAAAGCTGGCGAAAAGTGAAGCCATTTCAAAGTTCGAAGATTGGGAAAAAATCGGGCTGGTAGAAAATATTGATCAGTTCAAGTCAGAGCTGATCGCAGAACGTAACGTATCGGATCCAAACAGACTGGATGTGCTGCTGCCGCCGAACTTGGTGAACCAGCTCCGCATTTTTGCCTCGCTGATTCGTTTCTTTTTATAAGGAGTGAGTGGAAATGGCAACATCACAACGTAGAGCTGGAATTATATCCGTTAAGGTTAACGGAGAGGTTCAGGATGCAAAGGGCAATTTTAGTTATAACCTTGGGCGTCCAAAAAAAGATGCGATCATTGGTGCAGACCAGGTGCATGGATTTAAAGAGGTTCCTCAAGTGGCCTTTATTGAAGGGGAGATCACCGATCGTCAAGACCTCGATCTGAAAGCGCTCCTCGATCTTGAAGAGGATACAGTTACACTGGATCTAGCTAACGGCAAAACCATTGCGCTCACAAAGGCGTGGTATGCTGGCGAGGGCACAGGTAACACTGAAGAAGGTAACATCGCTGTTCGTTTTGAAGCGAACACAGGTAACGAAGTAACTTAATAACAGGAGTCCAGTATGGGTGGCGAAACACATGATGACATCGACCAGGAAGCGCTCGATGAAATAGCAGCGGATCAGGAAAACGAAGAGGGGAAAGAGGAGTATATCCCTTGGGAGGAGAAGTACGAGCTGGATGAGAATGGTCGTGTACCATTCGAACTGAGAAAGCCAGTCCGGATCGGTGATGAGATTATTCCAAAGCTCCGCCTGCGTGAACCAGAGGCTGGTGATTTTGAGCGTTGCAACCTTGAAAACTTTGGTTTTAGCGATCTCAACCGAGTGGTTAGTAAGATATCCGGCCAACCACTTGCCGCAATTCGAAAGGTCAAAATGATGGATATGATAAGAATGCAGGAGGTACTCTCCGATTTTTTGCCCATTGGCCAGGAGACTGGCGTCAAAAAATAAACGCATTTGCTAAAATATATCATTTCCAGCCATCCGAGCTGCGGAGGTTCACAAAGCACGACATAGACTACTGGTGGAAACAGGTGGAGGATTTAAAGAAGCATGGCTAAAAAAAGGTTTCCACTATCGATAGTAGTACAGGCGGTTGATAAAATATCTGCTCCGTTCAGGAAGATAAACAACCGCCTCAAAACCGTCACCAACACGACCAAAAAAATGAGAGCGCAGTTCAAAGCTGTAGCCTCGGAAAACGGTCTCGGCAAAGCGCTGGGTAACATCAAAGGAATCGGTCGGTCATTATTCAACCTTAAATCACTTGTTGCAGGAGGCCTGCTTGGAAAGCTCGCGTTCGGATTTGTCAAAACAGGCGATGAGGTAGCCAAGACAGCAAGCAAACTCGGTGTCGGTATCGAGTTTCTGCAGAAAATGCAATTCGCTGGCAGGAAAACTGGAGTCAATGTAGAGACCATGAACATGGCCATGCAGCGGTTTGGCCGGAGAGTCGGTGAAGCTGCAGCAGGTACAGGAGAGGCGCGTGTCGCGCTTGATGCGCTCGGTATTAGTGTGTTTGGCGCAGACGGGAAGGTTAGAAAACTCGACAGCCTCATGCCGGAGGTTGCCGACAAACTCAGCAAGATAGAAAACGCTAACGTTCGGAATGCGCTGGCAATGAAGTTCTTCGACTCCGAAGGTGTGAAGCTGGTCAACACACTGAAGGATGGCAGCAAGGGTCTGGAAGAGTACTTTGCACAAGCCACAAAAGCCGGGCTTATCACAGAGAAGCAGGCAAAGCAGAGTGAAGATTTTAACGATGCGATGCTGGATCTCAGTGCAACATTTCTCGGGTTGAGAAACGAGGTTATTGCGCCACTTATCCCTGTACTGACAGAACTGCTTGGTGAATTCACCGTCTGGCTGGGGGAAAACAAAGAGCAAATCAAAGACTGGGGTGCAACGACAGCGAAGGTTGCTGCTATTCTTGTTGGCGGTAAAATCGCCATGTTGATCTGGAACATAGGCATCGCGCTCAAAGCGCTTAATGCAACAGCAGCAGCAAACCCGATTCTGGCATTAATAAAAACGTTCACCCTTGCGTATGCAGCAGGCACGTTACTGGCAAACTTTATTAGTACAAAGTTCCCAGATGCATGGGTGACGCTGGGTGATACAATCGGGCCTATCATCGATAAAATGGCTGCAGGCGTTGGTCTTGTTGGTCGGTTCCTTGGGGTTGGTGGTGGCGGTGATACAGGCGGCGGTCAGACGGCGATCGAAGCAGCGGCAGCGCAAGGTGGAGCACAGACAAACAACGCTGCAGTGACCGTAGACTTCACAGGAGAGCCTCCACCGGGAACACGCATAAGTGGGCAGGCAGATAGAGACATGCAGTTCAACCTGGCTATACAGGGCCAGACACTCGCGGAGTAGTTATGAGCTGGAGAGATAGATACATACAGGCGTCGTTCCGTGGTGTTGACTTTCAGGTCAAAAAGGCCGGAACCAAACTCGGCAAGCGGATCCAGCAACACGTATTTCCTGGTCGGAATGACTTCTATCCTGAAGAGCACGGGAAAGCACCCCCAGAATTCACGCTCACATGGTACATCTTAGGTGAAGATTATGATCTCCAGCGACAAAAGCTGGAAGAGATATGCGTAAAAGCAGGCGACGGAGAGCTGGCGCACCCTTATCGTGGAGTGCTCCGGGTCCAGTGTTTAGCGATAAACACAACAGAGGTCGATACGGAAAACAGAATCGCCAGAGGTACGATGACGTTTATCGACTCCGGCAAAAATTTATATCCTAGCGTCGTCACGGATCCAGCGTCGGCAGTTGCTGAGTCTGGTGAATCAGCAAAAGACTCTGTGGTGGCCGCGTTTGTTGAAGAGTTCACGGTTGATGGGTTCCCAGCATTTGTCGCGGAATCAGCAGAGGCGCAACTTACAGCTGCAGCAGATGCGATCGAGAACAGCACGTCCTTCTTGTTTGGGGAATCTGACTCGTTAACAGATCTGTCCATCGCCATCAGTGATATAAAAAACAACACGTTCGCACTTGTCAGAACACCAGGCTCACTCAGCGACAGCATCAGACAGTCGGTCGATCTGTTGATGAAGGCAACGGGAAACAACGTGGAATCGTTGCGATCGGCGCTAGGGCTTACCAGTTTTGGTGATGAGTTTGATGAGATACCAGAAACAACACCATCCCGTGCACAACAAAATAGCAACCAGAGTGCTATGAACAGACTCATGGAGAACATTTCTCTGTCAGCAGGCTCGCAGCAGGCAGCGGTGATCGATTACGAATCATCGAATGACGCCATAGCGGTATCAGAACTGCTGGTCACAACGATAGATGATAAGCAGGAAGGCATCATCAGCGACGATGAATACGAGGCGCTGCAAAACCTCAGAGCAGAGGTTGTGAATGCGTTGCCTCCAGAGGATGAGGAGCTGCCGTTTATTAGGGAATACACACCACCGGCAACCATATCGTCGATCAATATATCGCAGTTTTTGTATGGTAACCCTGACAAGGAAACCGACGTCGTGAACCGGAACAGCATCCGTCATCCCGGGTTTATAACGGGGAGGAAAGCACTCGAGGTTCTGTCGAATGAGTGAAATTAAACTGCTCATTGGTTCCGATAAATACTCAGGATGGGAAAGCATATCGGTCAACAAATCGATCGACACCGTCAGTGGGCAGTTCCAGCTCTCGGTATCAGAGAAGTGGATCGGTCAAAAGATGCCATGGGAGATCATGCCGGGTAACTCCTGCAGGATCACTGTCGATGATGAAACTATGATCACGGGTTATATCGATAAAAGGCAGGTTGAGCGCAGCGGTGACTCTAGAACAATATCACTGACCGGTAGAGACCTAACCATGGATATGGTTGATTGCTCCGTTGATATACCGCCATACAACTGGAAGGATATAACGCTGGCCAGCCTGGTAGAAATCGTCGCTGCGCCATTTGGAATAAGCACCATAGTCAACGAATCCGGCAACACAGAGCGCATAGCGAAAGCCCGTTATAATATGGGGGAGAGCGGGTGGCAGTTCATAGAGCGGTGTAGCAGGCAGCTGGGAGTGTTAATACAACCCATTAACACTGGCGGGATACTCCTGACTAAAGCAGGCACAAAGAAAGCCGTCACCGCGCTTGTCGAAGGGAAAAACATTAAAACGCTGTCCGGTACCATCGACCACACAAAGCGATTCAGTAAATACATTGTCAAAGGCCAGAACAACGGGTTTGATGGTGTTACGGAACAGGGTGCCGCATTTCCTGAAGGATCTGCCACAGACCAAAACGTGGAGCGGTACAGACCAAAGATAATCATCTCCGAAAATGCCGTGCAAACGAACAGAGCCGGCGATCGCGCAGCCTGGTCGATGACCACAACCGCAGCAAAGTCGTCACCAATAACCGTGACTGTTCCTGGTTGGAGGCAGGGTCCGAGTAAAGACTCGCCACTATGGGAGCAGAACATGCTGGTACCAATCAAGTCGGACACCCTGAAAATCAACGGGGAGATGTTGATCAAAAACATTATTTACAGTAAATCACCAAGCGAAATGGTGACCATGAGCCTTATAAGCCCAGATGCATACTCATTGCAACCAGACCTCAAGAAGAGCAATGGTAACTGGGGGGAGTTGTTGAAACGTGAATCTATCTGATATTAAAAGCATGATCGACTCGGCACTGGAGCCGGTAAAACGCAGAGCCATGAATATGATTGGCCGGTGTATTTTGACGGCGATAGAAGATGGCGACTTTAGGCAGAAAGCAGAGGTTGGAGTACTCAACGGTGAAACACTCGATGGAATAGAGCGGTTCCAGGATTACGGTTTTACATCGGTACCACTACCAGGCGCTGAAGGAATAATGATATTCAATGGTGGCAACAGGGACAATGGCGTCATTATCAGAATGGAAAATCGTGATTTCAGGCTGACCGGTTTGGAAGGTGGTGAAGTAGCCATGTACACCGATGAAGGAGACAAGATAGTCATCAAAAGAGGCGGTGATCTCGAAGTAAATATGGCCGGAAATGTTATATTCGATATTGGTGGGAAATATAAGTTTAAAGGGATATCTGGTGTTGATGAAATAATGCAGATACTATCTGACTTTTCAGCAGTAATGAAAGCGGCACAGGTTGTGCCGGCGATACCATTTAACGCGGCAACATTGACTGCTATACAAACGATAACAGATAGGCTTGATGCGATCAGGGTACCGTAATGACTGACTATGCGATAGTTTTTAAAGATGATGGTTACTTTGATATGCAGTTTGATCAAGGGCTGGCAGACTTTGTGCTGGATGAAGGGCTGGAAACACCGGTTATCATCTCACTGTTTGTCGATAAGCGAGCGGATCCAGAGCAGGTAATACGCGCGATGGGTACAGGTCAAGAGGGGGAGACTATCGACCAGCGTGGCTACTGGGGTGATGTTGTCGTTGATGTTGAGGGAGATGAAACCGGATCCTTGTTATGGCTCATTGAGAGAGAGAGCCTGACTGACGATGTGGTAACAAGAGCGAAAAACTACATACTTGATTCGCTCCAGTGGATGATAGAGGACTCTGTCGCCAGTGACGTTATAGTAGACACAGCCAGAATTGGCAACGAAACACTGTGTGCTGATATTCAGATATTAAGGCCGCAGGGAGATGAGACATACAAGTACGATATACTCTGGCAGCAACAGAAACTAAAGAGGGCGGTGAGATGACAACTGGGTGGCAGCGGCCAACACTTACAGAGCTGATCAAACGGATTGTAGCAGACCTATCAAGCCGCCTGACAGGAGACCCAAACAAGATCACGCGCCGATCAAATACCGGTATTATTGGTAGAACACTGGCTGGTGCAATCCATCTGGTTTATGGGTATTTAAGCTGGGTGGCTGATCAGATAATTATCGACCAGGCCGAAAAGGAATACCTCGAACGGTGGGCAGCGATATGGGGAATCACCAGGGATCCCGCTGCGCCGGCACAAGGGGATATCGATATAACAGGTATAGACACCACGGTTATGCCGGCAGGCACTGTCTGGATTAGGTCGGACGGTGTTGAGTTTACGACGGATTCATTAGAAACAGTTGTCGCAGGGGTGATCACTGCAGCGCTGACAGCGACAGTAGCTGGTCTCGACGGCAACACAGATGCAGGATTATCGTTTGAGATACAAACACCGATCGCCGGCATCGATACACCAGCCACAGTAGCAGCAGGCGGTATAGACGGTGGGCTCAATGAGCAGACAGATGAGGAGCTGCGAGAGGAGCTGCTGTTTAGACTGCAGGAACCACCAAAAGCGGGGTCGGAATCCGATTATGTGCGATGGGCAAAAGAGGTGCCTGGCGTTACCCGAGCATGGGCGTTTGCATTATGGATGGGGCCGGGAACCGTTGGTATCACATTTGTCCGTGACGGGGATCCAGACATCATACCGGATGCAGGTGAGGTGCAGGATGTGCAGGATAACATCGATCTGAACAGGCCGGTCACAGCAACACCCACAGCGTTTGCTCCTGTTGAAAACACCATTGATATGACAATCAAGCTCGAACCAAACACAGCAGCAGTACAAACGCAAGTGGAAGCAGAGATCGATGATTATTATAAGCGGTTCACCCCCGGCGACACTGTGGTTATATCGCAGCTCAGCGAGGCAATAAGTCTTGCTGCAGGTGAGGATGAGCACCTTATTGTATCAACAAACCCAGTGGCTGTGGACGGCAGGATAGCGCTTGCAGCTGCTGAGTTGCCTAAACGCGGTGTTATTACATATCAGGCGTACCCATAATGCCAAGACACAGTGCGTCACAATACGCCAGGCTGAAGCAATTTTTACTCGCTCCTGGTAAGGCGTTCAACCGTATAGTTGGCAGCGACCTCACTGCACTCATTGAGGGGTTGTGTGAGGAGTTCGACAGGTTAGATCAGCGCGCAACAGATATAATCGAAGAGGCATACCCTAATACCACGACAGAGTTACTACCTGATTATGAAAGGGTATTTGCGCTTCCGGACTCGTGTATTGATCAGGAGCAATCAATAGCGGAGCGTAGAGTGGCCCTTGTTGAGAAGATGACGTACACAGGAGAAGCAACGCCGGCATCAATAGAGGCTGGTGCAGCTGCGCTTGGGTTTGATATTGAGGTTATAGAATACAAGCCATTCCAGTGTGGCGTTAGCGTGTGTGGTGACCCATTAAGCAACGATGATTGGATATACTGCATCACAGTGGCGGCTGATGAGTTCACTGAAACCGCGTTCATTTGTGGTGGGAGTCAGTGTGGAGACCCGCTCCGTAAGGTTGTGAACGAGGTGTTGGAGTGTTATATTGCCAGCATCATACCAGCGCATGTATGCGTAATTTTTACATTTGGGTAAAAGAATATGGATCGCGTAAACAACAGCACTGCTCAAGTTGATAAGTTCGGACCGGGTAAAAACGGCCACACAAACGGAAACCCTGGAATACCAACGCCTGCAACAATTGTAGATGATGTTGAGATGGATGCGTTTCAGGAAGAAATAGTACGCACCATTGAAGGCGCAGGGATTGTGCCAGATTCAGGGAACCTTGGTCAGCTGCTTTTAGCGATTAACCAGCTTGTTCAAAACTCAGCAGTAGCGCTCGAAGGGTATCAGAGCGGCGCAGAAATGGCATACAACACTGCAACAACACTGGATCTTACTGCCGGAAAAGTCAGAGATGTAACCGACTCAGAAACAATCAGTGTGACAGCAATCACCAAAACAGTTAACTCAGCATGGGCAGAGGGAACGGGTCTCGGTGGAAAAGCAGCAGCTGCAACGGTTCCTGGTACGCCGGCATTTTTAACAGTTTGGTCAGTTGGTGATAGCCCGGCAACAAAGTCGGACATGGTTGTCGATGATAACCTTGCTGGATCAAACGTTTTGATTGATGCAAATGTTATCACAGCAGGGCTCACAGTGAAGCGTCGCAGGGGTTGGATCTTATGGGATGGCGCTGCTGTTGTTAAATTCTTTCAGGATGGTGATGAAATAACTCTTGATGTGCCGATAACCGATATCAGCAGGGCATCATCATCATCAGCACAGCTGGCAACATTATCCGTGCCACCGGATCCTGATATATCAGCAAAGATTATATATAATCAGGGCGGGGTTGGTGTGGCGCAATCTGTTTACGCGCTAATTACAGCAACAAAACAGGCGAACACAGCTGCGTCATCTTCTGCGTTTAATTTCAAGTTCAGAGAGCAGACACTGGATACACGATCCTCTGTTGTTTCGCTGCTTGTTCCGTCAGATGTTAACAGTCAGATCAGAACCAGAAGCTCTGCAGGCGGTAACGCTGAAGAGATATCCACTGGCGGCTGGGTTGACAGGAGAGGGTAATGGCTGAAAAAAGATTGTATGACCGAGTTTTCACATGGCAGGATGGTGGGGGTGCTGTTATTGGTTTCTCGCGATGGCGCCAAGACGAAGCTCAAGTCGAGTTAAGTGTTACAAGCACAAAAGTGAAAGCATATATAGAAACACTGGAGCAGCAAGAAAGCTAAAGGAATCGCCATGTCGTTATTTGGTATAGATATATCACACTTAGGCCAGAACGGAATCATTATAGTGGCCTGCGTTTTCCTCTTTTTATATTTTATGTTTCAGCTTTTTGATCGGATAATTAAAGTCAAGGAGCCGGTGACGCATGATGATGTTAATGCGTTAATCCAGGTGACAAACAGAGAGATCGATAACATGAAAGAAATCGTTATCGACTCAACAAAGCGAACGACAGACAGCCACGAAAAGGTGTGTGGGTCGCTAAATGAGGTGGCACTCTGCCTTCGTGATATGCAAAACTCAACACAGCAGCAGGTACACGCAACACAACAGCTGACAAACGTCATGGCGTTAAAGGGGAATTAATATGCTGGAAGTTATAACAATCTCAAACCTAATGACATTTGGCTGGGTGATCGCAGGAATGATTATCGGTTTTTTGATGCTGCGAATCAGAGACAAGCTTATCGGAGTGGATAAAAATGTATTTAAAACCATGCTGGAAAACCCAGTTGCCGCTGCTCTTTATTTTGGGCTTACTGGGATCGCTGTCTTTTTGTACATGGGGCTCGCAGTTTCCTGATAAGTACGATAGCCAGATAGAAGATGCAGCGGGAAAGTTCCTGCCAGGCGTAGACTGGCGACTACTCAAAGCGCAATACTATCAAGAGAGCCACCTCAAACCAGAGGCAGTATCACCTGTAGGCGCTGCAGGTGTCGCACAGTTTATGCCTGGAACATGGGCAGACGTATCCAAACAGCTCGGCCTTGGCAACGCAAACCCACACATGGCAGAACCTGCCATTCTTGCCGGCGCATATTACATGAGCAAACTACGTCGATCATGGTCATCACCACGACCGGAATCCGATCGACACAGCCTCGCACTGGCTAGTTATAACGCGGGTTTTGGTAACCTCCTGAAAGCACAGAGGATGTGCGGGGGGGGTAATTTATACAAGGATATAGAGCCATGCCTGGTAAGGGTTACCGGTCACAACAGTAAAGAAACCGAGACATACGTGCGTAGGATCTGGCGATACTGGATGGAGATGATGTTCAAATGAAACTGACAATAGGCTTGATTGCAGCACTTCTGGCGTTGTCAGCATTCGCCATCAGCCAGGTAAAAAGCAACGCAAAGCTTGGTCAGCAGAATGAAACACTTGTACAGCAGGCGAAAACTTGGCAAAATCAACTATCTGAGTCACAAAAGCGCCTCACAGATCTGGATCAACTACTGCAGGAAAGAGAGCAGGCGCATGCAGTAATAGAGGAAGAGAACGATGGCATACGTGCACAGCTGGAAGTATTAAGACGTGGAGACCAAAGCGTGGAAACTTATCTGGCTGGTGTTATTCCTGACAGCGTTGTCAGCCTGCTCAGCGGTTCCGCAACCCCCACAGATTGAGCACGTTGTACCACCGGGCAGTTTGATTATTGCCTGTGATATACCAAGGATGGTTGGTAACACGAACGACGATCTGGTACATCACACGATGGATCTGAAAGAATCCCTCCAGAAATGTAACAGAGACAAAGCGTCACTTAGAAAGTGGCGATCACAATATGCGGAGATACCGTAATGGGTCAGCGATTCAGAAAAAATGGTGATGTTATCAGTGTGGTTGCAACACCCGCGATCGGCGCCGTTAAAACAAATGATATTATCAGGTTCGGTCAGCTTCCAGGTATACCAGAGGCTGGCGGGTTCTTTTGTGTCGCGCAAATCGATGCCGAGATAGGTGAAGTTTTTGATGTAAAAGTACAAGGAATATTTGCAGTTGAAACAGGTGGTACGGTTTTCGCAGATGGCGATGCGGTTTTTTATGATTTAGTAACAAAGCAGGCCAGCGCAGACAGCGGTCTCGCGTTCATGGGGTACGCTACTGAAGAGGCGACAGCAGCAGACACGGAGGTGGAAGTTGTATTTATGCCAGAGCAGCAAAGTATCGAGGGAACGTTTAACGGGCCGCTATTAACAAAATTCATACACACCGAATCACAGTTACCTCCAGTCGATTCTGGTGACGGTTTTAGGCACTGGGATACTACTTTTCGTTATGTCATAGAAAATGATTTGAATATTGCTGAGCAGACAGTTATAGATGCCGGCGAAACACTGATAATTGACGGGCCTGGAGGGATTGAGGTACAGGTCATACACACCGGAAACGATGCGCTTATCAAGCTGGAGGTGGGTGCGTCTATTTTTGCATGTAGTATGGCTATGGGGCATTCAGGTGCATCCGCATCATCAAAGGTTTTTGATGGGGTTGATAATAATATTTTACAGCTCGATAATATTATAGTTACTGCGTTTGGCGAAGATAGAATAGCTGTTTTAAACAATATTGATATATTTAAATTCGGCGGTACTTTGTCGGCTGTTGTTGGTACCGGCATACCGAGAGTAAATCCGGCCTTTGAGTTCACTGGTACAGTTGGCACGGTCTCTACGCAAAACGTTTTAAGTGGAACTGGGTTTTCTGCCACCCTTAATGATCAATATGATTTCAGTGGGATAACACCAACAGCCGAATCGTCTGTAGAGTTTAATTCGTGGCAAATAATTATATCTGATGCGGCAAGTTCTGCTGTTGTGGTGGCAAACGAAAACACTATTGGTAGCGGTAGGTTTTCAGGGTGTTCTGTTGGCGCTGCAAATATCGGATCAGTTATAACAGGGCTAGGAGCATCTCCGGAAAAATCTTCAAACTGGCAGTTCTTTGGCAATGAAGGAATGCCAAACACAAAGGCAGCTGGGTCAATAGGTCTTGCAGGAAACCCGACACCAACAGCCATACTGTCGTCTGGCACATGGGAAAAAATAGCTGGAACATGGTTTTCTGGAAAAAACATGTCACAGTGGTCGCAACCAGCTAATGGTGTGCTGCAGCACGACGAGCCAGTCAAAGGTGTTTATGCGCTGATACTTGATGGTTCACTGGCAAAGGTCGGCGGTGGGTCACCAGACAGTTATCTGGTTTCAGTGTTTGAAAACGGATCCATAATTCAAGAGGGTGGCCAGGACATCGTGCGTAACTTTTTGAGCAGCGGTGGAGACCCTGTATCATTTACCCTTGTTATACCAGTTGATGCGCCACCTGTAGGTCAGTACGAAGCGCATCTAATGAATGAATTTAACACAAACGATGCGCTGGTCTCTGACGCAACGCTAACAGCAATATAGGTGCATTATGGCTAAAGTTATTTTTCATAGACCAGCGTGTCCTGGTGGCGGTGGCTGTACCGACAGGTGTGCAACGTATGAAGATATTGCAGATAACATAACGATCACAACACTCAGCACTGAGGTTGCAGATCCAATGCGTATCGATTACAAAATCCATGATCCCGATGACCCTGAAAACCCAGCAAAAGATCGCGTAGGTTTTCAGGAATTCCCTCAAGCAGAGGGATGGGATATGGTTATAGTGGCGGGGGTGTAAAGTGGCTTTATATTTGAAAAATGCTGTCAACAACGAAAAAGGATCCGGTGCAAGAATTCTATTATTAACCGGGACAGACGTTGTTGATATTATCGCAAAAAAGGAAGAGCTCGGTTTAAGCAGGCCCGTAGCAATGGGCATCAGGAACGTGCCGTTTATTGCGCTTAAGTCTAAAGAGATTGGGGTTTGTGTGAAAGACGGTATTAGTTATTTGAGCAAGGAACAGGAAGAAGCTCTGATGGATCTATACGACCCACCAGAGTAACGTGATTACAACCGAGCGAGATGGTATAACATATCCTCCTGTTTAACCTTTGCTTTCAGGGTAGCAGCTTCACCGCGCCGACCAACAGGATCCTTCCTCCAACCTTTTGTCGGGTGATAAATCCAACCAGGAACGTCATCATTGCGCCGTGAATCATGCGGAGGCTTACACCCGCTCCTTTTTCTTGGTTTCTTTTTTTTACGACTCATCAGTACCAACCTCGTGGTGTTTAACACAGGCACCCATGGCAGACTCGCGATCGCCGAATACATCGATGCACTCAGGAATATAATCCTCCCAGCGATAAAACCCTCGCTTGGGAGTACTTGGTGGCGCAGGTGGCCACGCGGTGTATTTTGGCACACCGTTTATTAATGCTTTGGACACACGGTAACCCGTGCAGGACTTAATAAAAGTCCCGCACCGACTACGGAGCCAACTCCACTCAGACTTCGAAGAGTCCGTCATCATCACCCTGCTGGTTTTCTGGTTCGGCTGTTTCGGATTCAACCACAGTAGCATCAACGTCGATTATTTCAGCGTTTAAACTATCGACAGTTGCATCACCCGTTTGTGCCGGCGCAGCTTTTGGAGTGATATCACGGGTCGGTTGAACATCCCGCACCTCCTCCTCGGCATGCATCCCCATCAGAATATGAGGTGCGTAGAGCCTGCCGAAAAACGCTGCTGCCCGGTACCGGATCATGAGATCAGGCATCGTCTGCCACTTGGAATCGTTCTTATTGAACCACCCCTCCTTGATAGCCATCTCCATCGATACCCATGGCCCGATTAGCTTTTCACCGGTCTCCAATTCGGTGGCCCATGCACGACAGCGAACATCATCTACGGGCTGCTTGTTTATTGTTTTGTTCCGGTTTCCCTTGGGCCCAGTCCACGCGGTGTACTCGACCTCTTTGGAACCAAGCTCCTCGAGTTCATACCGCAACGGTGAGAACGTACCGCAGCTATTCAGCGCAGCGATAATAAACGTTGATGAAAACGATGGTCTACCCTGGATTACGTGCAGGTTTTGCATGACCGCCAGCGGAGAGGCACCGATACGATTTGCCATTTCCAGAGCGATCATCGCATTACCCACATTATTACGATACGCCTCCGGCACAAGTGATGACTGTACCAGCGGTTTGACAAGACGCTGTGCCTCCTCGAACTTCGCCATACTACTAAAGGCAGAATCGTTATTAGAGGGCAGCATCTGCGAAGGCAGCGAATCCACCTGCGTGGTTTCTGTTGTTTTGTCGTTCATAATTACTCCTGATCAATAACGCCAGCTTTGATGGCCTGAGACCGCAGCCAGCTGGGAATGGTTAATTGTGAAATCCGAACCGAGTACCCAGGCCAGACATCGTTTTCAATGCAGTGTTTGTAGGTTTCAAAGTCAGCCTGATACTCAGCGCGACCAACATCGGTGAAATCCCCATCCATTACATATGGTGCGGCAAGGTAGGGTGCCGACTTCTCTAGAGCGAGAAAAACAAACGCCTTAAGGTCACGACCGGTCGCCAGCTTATAAACGTCGGAATACCATGCTTCAGCAACGTGATACCGGTACCGGGCTGAGTGTGGCGCAAAAACGTCTGGGTGCGCGTTCTCGCAGGTTTTAAGATCGACAATGATATCCTTGCTTGGGATCCACCAATCAGCACGACACTGAACAGGCACACCGTCCATCTCAGCAACAAACGACACCTCAGGTTTACCATCGCCAGACAACAACACCTTCGCTGCTGGGTGGGCTTTTACAGCGTCACGCATCGCCTCGTACATATCCCAGTCAGAGCGGGATATAACCTTTGCCTCGCCAGCCTGGGCATAATATTTCTGCTTAACTAAATCAGAAATACGGGCATCAGGGCAAACAGATAGAAGGCGATCGATCAGGTCACCCTTTGAGCCTTTGGTGGAGAGCGGAGCAGGTCGGTCGCGTTCCTTGGCCGCATATTCAGGAAGGCAAGCATCAAGCATATCCAGCAGCTTCTCGCGATTACCTTTACTGGATAACGGTTTTTTTAACGTGTTGTTGAATTCAGAGATGATCGACTTACACTCCTTAGAGGAGAGCGTGTCATCCGCTGCCTGCCCGGTTATTTCGGAAACGATATCCTGCATATCACCGATTGATTTATTCAATGGGTATGGTTTCGCCAGCGATTCATTATAGCCATCAATAACGGTAGCCAGCTCCTCGTTCGAGGTCACCGGATCAAGGTCGTTGTTGTAATCAACGATCGCATTGGCAATGGCGTCGGTAGAGGATAAGCACCCATCGAGCAACGCTGGGTCGATATCAGGAAAGTAATCCAGCTTGAACAGATGTGGTTCCAGCACCGCAGTATGAACAGCAGTACCAACCTCCAGAGCGCGTGAAGTGCTCACCTCGGGGTTTTCCCGCGAGTGCTTGAAGTGGGCAGGAGAGCGGTGGATTTTATCCAGCTTCGACTTCGTGATAATGCTGGAAGCATGATACTCATCGTTCGGATACTCATCAGCATCATAGATGCCGGGTGGACGTATTTCTGTCATGTGACCCCCATACGGGCAGTTGAAAAGAGACTGGAGAGTAACACACAACTAGTGAATACACAAGCTAACTAGTGTATTTGCCCATCGGGATATTATGTGGCATACTCCCGAATCAACCAACCGGAGATAGGTATGTCAAACAACGCAATACATGCGGCAGAACAGCAAATCAGCGAGCTGCAAGCCATGGCAAAAGAAGCGGGAGTGACCATAAAGGCCGCTTGTGCAGAGGCAAAAATACCAGAATCCACACTGTGGAACTGGGTAAAGAAGCCACCAACAACCCTCGTCAAGTTCAACCAGATAAAAGAGGCAATCGTCATCGTTCAAGCCAGACAGGGAACAAAAACAGATGCAGCTTCGTGATTTTCAGCAGGAAGGTGCAGCAAACATAAGAGCAGCATACGCACAAAAAGTCAGATCGGTTCTATGGGTTTTACCCACTGGTGGGGGCAAGACCTACACCTTCACCTACATCACAAAATCAGCAGCGAGCAAGGGAAACAACGTCGGGATAATTGTCCATCGGCAGGAGCTGCTCATGCAGGCCAGTATGAGCCTCGCCTCGATGGGGGTGGAGCACGGCATCATAGCACCCGCAAAGGTAGCCAAAGCCATCCAACTACGCCAGATGGAGGAGCTGGGGGTGAATATGATCGACCAATCCTCACGGGTGCAGGTCGCCAGCGTTCAAGCACTGTCAAGACCAACACGGCTGGGAAAATACGCGCACCTTTTCAAACTGCTCATCGTCGATGAAGCGCACCACTCAACAGCAGGGCAGTGGCGGAAAACCATCGAGGCATGCCACCACGCTCGTGTGCTGGGGGTGACGGCAACACCAATACGGGCAGATGGGCAGGGGCTCGGTACCCACTGCGGTGGATTGTTTGACCAGATGATACTCGGGCCATCGATAAGGCGGTTGATCGATAACGGATACCTCTGCCAACCACTGGTTTATGCGCCACCAATGAAAGTGGATCTCAGCGGAATCCGCAAAGGGAAGGGAGACTACAACAAAAAACAGATGGCAGATGAGATGGATAAACCAACCATCACCGGTGATGCCGTCGACCACTACAGCAGACTATGCCCAAACAAACCAGCTATCGCGTTTTGTGCCAGCATCGAGCATGCAGAGCACGTAGCGCAGCAATTCAGGTCGAGAGGATACAAAGCAGCGTCTGTATCAGGCGACACGCCAGATGAGATCAGGCGAAACAATATAAACGGATTAAGCAACGGATCCGTCGAAGTACTCACCAGCTGCGACATTGTCAGCGAGGGAACCGACATACCGGTGGTGGAAGCAGCGATACTCCTGCGGCCAACCATGTCAACAGGGCTATACCTGCAGCAGGTAGGGAGATCGCTCAGGCCGGTACCGGGTAAAGAGAACGCGATCATCCTCGATCATGTCGGGAATTGCCTGGAGCACGGGCTACCGGATGAAGAAAGAGAGTGGACCCTGGACGGCAGGATTAAACGCTCTGGAGGCAACACAGACGGTGGATCACTAAGCGTCCGACAGTGCCCCAAGTGTTTTGCAGCGCACGTACCAAGCCCAATATGCCCGGTTTGCAAACACGTATACCCAATCCAAACCAGAGAGATCGAAGAGGTGGAGGGTGAGCTGCAGCAGGTAGATGCCCATGCGCTGGAGATGCAAAAGCGCCAAGCAAGGAGTCAGGTCGCGGTCACCAACACAAGAGAAGAGCTGGAAAAAATAGCTGAAGAGCGAGGGTACAAAAAAGGGTGGGTCGATAAAATGATCGCCGTCAAAGTTAAACAAGGTCGGATGACAGAGGAGGAGGCAGCGTGACGGATGATAAACCAACGATAATCAACGTTGGAACAATCGGTCATATCTCGCACGGAGTGCATCTCGGGATATTGAGATCCGCTGCCGCTGCCGCAATGGTGTCGCTTATAGAGCGCGAAGATCTGGTGAAAAGAAATGAAGAAATGGTGCTGGAAGTAAGGGATTACACCAGCGATGCAGATGGTTTGATTTTGGATGTTTTTGATCACGCAGATTTAAACAAACCTGATGGCATAAAGAAGCGCCGCCATAAGCAGAAAGGGCGTAACCGTAGAGAATGGTAACCCATCCACAAGGCGAGAGACTATGAGCAACATTAAATCAGGAGCAGTAGAAGGCGCAACAATACCGGCTAGGGTTAAGACTCTGAAAGTCAGAGTAAAGGATAAGCACGCCAAGCAGCTGCGTGGGATGGCTAATAGTGTAAATATGGTATTCAATTACTGTAATGAGCTGAGTTACCGCAATATCACCGAGCGGAAAAGATACCTGTCAGGCTACGATATTCAAAAATACCTCACCGGCGCAAGCAAAATGCTTCCAATAGGCCGGGGCACCCTGGATCAGATCGCTGCTGAATACGCGATCAGAAGGAATAAGGTCAAAAGGTCAAAGCTGAACTGGCGCAAATCTGTAGGCACTCGCCGGTCACTGGGATGGATACCCTTCAAAAAGCGCACTGTAATGTACAGGAATGGCCAGATTTACCATAACGGGATACTGTACTCAATCTGGGATAGCTATGGTTTATCACAATACGAGCTGCGTTCTGGCTCATTTAATGAGGATGCTCGGGGTAGGTGGTATCTCAATATAGTTGTTGAGGTTAAAGAGGAGAAATCTACGGGAAAAGAATCGGTAGGGATTGACCTGGGCTGCAAATCAACTGCAACAGATAGCAACGGTTATGTGGTCCAGGGCCGTGAGTTCCGCAAGCTGGAGGGCAAATTAGGCATCGCTCAACGCTCCAGGAATAAGAAACAGGTCAAGACCATACACGCAAAGATCAAAAACCGCAGGGCTGACACCTTGCACAAATACAGTCGAAAACTCGTAGAGGGTAACCCGTAATGACACCGGAAATGAAAGACCTGTTAGAGAGACAAGGAAATATCATCCACAACACATGCAATACCATTGGCTGCAAAGATTGCGGGCTGAAAAACGGGTTTGATGATAACTCTGGATGCGCCTCAACAGACCTGCATGAAAGGATAATGGATCTGGAAATGAAGGAATCCAACCATGAATAACCAGCAAGACAGAGAAGCGTTTGAGGCGGTCGCATCTGAACACTATAACCTGTCAAGGTTCGATGAAAGAGAGCCTAACGGCAACTACTCCCTCTTCGCCCTGCAAGCACTATGGGATGGGTGGCAAATGAGTACGGTTCACCACCAAGCCCAACTAGCCGCACAAGCAGAGGAGATCGAGCGGTTAAAGGGTGCCTTACATAGAATATCTAATGACTGCACCGCGCGAAAAGCAGTAATGATTGCACGTAATGCTTTGGCCATTCAACCCAACACAGAGGGAGAGACTAATGCAAAATGAAATGACGATAGACGGGAACAAGATAACCACTTGGTACGCTGACCACATGGAGCAGCCCTACACGGCTGTAAATATGACAGTCTCCATTGAGATGCTGAAAGGTTATGACCTGACAGATGAGGAGAAAACGGAACAGTCTGCTTTGATGGCGGGTTATTGTCGGTTGCTTGAGGAGCGCGGGTTAATTGGATGGGGTGAAACCGAGTTCGAGTCCATACAGGATCTATTCAGCAATGCCACTAAAGTGGATAGCACAGAGGGAGAGAAGTAATGGGTATTGAGGATTATGTTGTTTTAGTGGATAAGTTTGAGGAGAATACCAACGCAGCGGGGTTTTGCTTTCCTTGTAATTCCTGCAAGCATAATAAAAACGCAGACG